GAATGCATTACTTTTATAGGTAAAATAGACCCATTCGTTGATAAAGTCCCGCTGCGCTGTGATCTGTTGCGCTCCATTGTTCAATAGATTAAATTGGAAGACCTGATCGGGGATCTCCAAGTCTATCCTTTGCGACGCCACTTGAGAAGTAATAGTGATGCCCTGATTGCCAACAGTATAAACCCCCCTGTCCAGAGTGATAGAAGAAAAACTCGAAATACAGCCATACTCTGAATTGATTGTGAAAAAGTTAAAAGGAATTAAATCGAGCCCTGTAAAGACGAACCGAGACTGTTTGTTGCTGAAACTGACGATCAACACGTCTTCGTTGGGAGATACGCTAGTAATTGGCTGAGGCACGCCGGCTGTGATATCGCCTCCAAATCCTGTCACATCTGAAAAATAAGCGCTTGCTGCTGCTCCTTGATTGATGGGGGTCAAGATGGGATTATAGACGGTTTTTGGCGACGTAAGCGCAGCGAGAGACCCTGCAAAAGAAGCAGTATAATAAGGCGTTCCGTTCTGACTAAAGATCACCGTGTCTTGCAGATAAATTTGAGAGTTGGCTGTGGATGTTTGAATCACTGGGCCAAAAAATAGCAGCCGATCTTTAAAGCCCAAAATCATCTGGGCCCCCACCAGGTAATATTGTCCTGCTGGAGAGTCGTCTATGGAAAAAACGCTGCCAACCGAAAGAGGGGGAGCGAAGTTCACCCATCCTTTATGTCCATTGAGGACAGGAGCGGTGACGCTTCCATTGGTTGGGTCTCCATCATACCAGCGAATACAATCTTTCGTGGTGTCGGAGCGATTGGTGAGATATTGGACGATGCCTGGAGTGTAGGTATCTGTTGCAAGATTGGCATAAGGGAGCTTGATCTCAACGGTAAGAGAAGCAAATGTCCCGCTTGTAGAAATGACATACCCCGATTGAAAGTTAAGCGTGGCTGCATTGGCAGCACTGCTTGCACCGAATTCATTCAAAAAGACAAAGTCCCCCACCACAAGAGGACAGTTTGTGATCACAAGGGTCAGCGTCGTCGCTGTTTGGGCAGAGAAGCTAATAGAAGCCTCGGGAGCATATTGCATCCCGATATTTGTCGTGGTAAAAGGAGCTGTCACGCCATTTGTAACCCAAAAAGCCCCTTCGTAATTCGTGGACCAATATTGTTGATAATCTTGCCCATTCCAAGAAGTAGGCGTTACAACTGTTTTTGCAAGATAACTAGGATAATTGTAAGGGAAAATGGCGGCTGGGTTTTTATAGAAGCTCACATCGTAGATGTTGTAGGGAGAAGAGGTGAGAATGTTGTAGGAATAGGTGGGATCAAAGGCTAACGTTCCTGGGAAATTATTGGCTCCCATGACGAGATCTTCCAATCCCAAAACAGGAAGATCGGGATAGTATCTAAAAACAGCCGTGACTGTACTTCCTGCTTGAGCAGGGATCAGAATTGCCCCTGTCGCATAATCAATTGTATTGGGACCGCCTGTCCCTGTGGGGGTCAGATAGCCGTCCATGGTGGGATCGGTATAGGTAACCGGGCCTGTGGAACCGACAATGGTCACGCTGCCAGGGATGATGTTTCCATTCGCTTGCAATGCGACAGACGTAGGAGGCATCGTCGCATTTAAATAAGGGCCTGTAAGAAGGTTTCCATTGCCAGATCCATCCAAAGTAATTTTGTAAGGAGGAGAAGGCCCCGTATAAGGCTGCAATGTGGAATTGAAGTATCTCTCGAGACGATTAAGGGCTGTCGTGCCACGTTTTCTTTTAACACGACCGCGCCATTGATAGGCATTGATTAGGATAGGGAAGGAATCATTGTCGATAAAAAAAGGCTCTTGATCTGTCCTTATCCCCTGCTGAACAGGGCCGACAATGATTTTCTCGCCCATCTCATATCACCATGAATCCGAAGAACATATTGTTTACCCCGCTAGTTTGTCCGCTCAATGTGATGCTGGTCGTTGTTCTGGTAATAGTCCTTGGGATAGCGCTTTCCACGTCAAAAAATAAATAATACGTGGCGTATGGAAGAGCGGCAGCGAAGGTGATGACTATTTGGGAAGTGCCAGCGGATGGAGCCGTTTGAACGATGCCGTTCATTGAAGCGATATTTACAGAGAGCGTATTGAGAATGGGAGTAATATTCCCAGGAGCCGTTAGACTCTGAAAAGCCGTCATGCACTTAACGAACGGCAAGTACCCGTTGATTTGCGCTCCAGAAGAGGGCTTGGCTGCTGTGTAGGTTTCCAAGTATGTCGTCGCATTCCCGAATGATTTGGAATAAAGTTGTGTCTGATTGGCATTGAGTGCTGGATCGCTGCCTGGCACTGTGAAAGTAACGCTCACATGAGTCCCATTCGGGAATTCATCATCGTTAAAGGTGATATGATCGACGCCCCAAATCTGCGCATTGGCATCATTATTCACCTGCATGAGAGGCTGGTCATCCGAGGGATCATTAGGCCCATTAGGAATGCCTAGAGTATAAGTAATCGTCATGTTGAACCCTGACCTATGTTGTTGTAGTTGCTTTGTCCTTGAAGATCCGAGAAGATCGTCGGCGTTCTTGTGCTCGTAAATTGCCGCTGGCTTCTTTTCCAAACCAACGTCTCTTGTTCTTTGAAGAGAGGCTCATAGAACATGAACTGTTCATTGTCGCCCGTATCCGCTAGGATCTTCCTTGCAGCGCCTCTAGCGATATACTCTGCCATATAGCCAAACGGGATCGCTGCGGTTGTATTTAAGAAGGCGCAAGGGCTCAAATAGGCGTCCAACTCGATGAGATAAGAAATGTCTGGAGGAGGTCTGACTTCTAGAATGTTGTTATAGAACAAAATGGCACGAGGAAGCCCTTGTTGATAGAAATAGCATTGTGCTTGGATATTGTTCCCAGGAGGAATGACAGTTGGGAAAATCACATTGGCAACGCCCGTGTTATAGTTCACGGTGTTTAACATTGTGGTATAGCCACCAGCAAGACCAGCATTGCCAAAAGGAGCTAGGCCTGGGGTCATCAGAAGGCCGTAGGTATCGCCTCCCGTGTCCCCCGCAAGGAATTGCCCGCTGTCCGCAACCGTGACGTTTTTCCCATTGTTATCTGTAGAAATGAAGTAAACGGCGGAATAAACGGAGGTAACTGGGATAGTTGTTTGAAAGGTATTCGTGTAGATCGGATCGGTGTTAGAGCCATATTGCACGATCCCCGACATATCGATATGTCCAGGAAGCGCAGGGAAATAAGGCAGCGTGATGATATAAGGTTCATTTGTCGGTTGTCCTGTTCCTATCGCTGCGGGATTGAGAGATTGCAGATAATTGGGCCATAGATTGTAGAACGTGTTTCTTTCTGTGTAGAAAGGCATCTGGATGCCATTGACGAAAGCGGGCGTCGTGAATCCTTGATAAAGGGGATAAAGCCCTATCATTTGATTGCCAGGCTCCGTCTGCACGCTATAGAGGGGCATGTTGTACTGAGTGAAGCCAGGCGTCGTTTGGAACTGATACTTCGTCTTGAGATCAAAGAGTTGGATGCGGGCGTCCACATCCATCAGCCAGAAACGGTTAATGTAATCGATGATTAGATTGTCCGTGATCTGGGCATTGGAAGGAGTTTTGATGATCCTTCGGACGTAGGTGATGATGTCCTGAAGAAGATTAATAAATTACCTCGTTTCTCCCATATCTTTTGATCCCTAGCCATTTGCGAATATTTCGAGTGCGGCAATCGCACCAGTATTTCCCTTCCCAATGGCCGCAATCTGCTCGGTGTTTTGTCAGCTTTTTCTTAGGAAGCTGCCTCAAAACCCGCTAGCCCCCATAAAAATCGACTTCTTCTCTGAAACCGGATAAGCGTCGAGTCTCTGTATGGTTTTATCTACGGACATTGATCCGTGATAGATCACCCCGCTTCCCTGCTCTCTAACTGTGTCTGACATGAAAAAGCGGTGATACACAGCCCCTTTGATCCGCTCGGCGAGATATCTAGGCCCAAAGACAGGTATATTGACAGGAACTTCCCACCATTCCGCAGCAATCCCGCCATAAGGTTTTGTCCAAAGCTCGATCGATTCGCCGACGATTTCCTTATTTTCTGCGATGAATTGGACGTATTGCTTATCTGCTTCCCAATCCTTGCGGAATGCCTCATTGAACTTGTCTTTTCCCATGATCGAGCGCTTAGGCGTCAGATAGACCGCATTGACCTTGGCGGCCATCTCTTTCATGGAGAGTTTGGTCTGAGGCTCAGACTCTTCCTTAGGGGCGGCAGCCACCTTGTCTAAGGTCATTTCCTTGATGCTTTCTTCCGTCTTCTGAAGTTGATCGGCGACTTTTTCTAATTCTTTCTTTGCGTTGATAGGTTCTTTTTCTGTCATGATGTCCTCGCATTTGATGTAGTACTAAACTTTTTAATACATGTATTTAAGAGGGAAATCAATAAAGATTTTTTAGGAGGGAGAAATATTGATGAAGCTGCCAGGGATAGACGTCCCCGTATTGGATCTTCCAGAGGAATTCGTTGTGCCGTTGTTTATATCTCCTATAGCTAGGATTTGAGGCTGAGTGGTGTTGGAAGTTGGATTGGCTGTAAAGACGTCAAAATTCTGGGAATAGATGCTTAAAACGACTTGATTGGCGGCAGGGATCGATAGGACATAGCCCGTCTGTTCGTTTAGCTGCCTGCATCCGTACATTTGAGGGATAATCAATCGAACCAACTGCCCGATCACATAGTTATGATTGACCGTTGTAGTCACGGTTGTTGTCTGTCCCAAACCAATTGCCGAGATATTGAACCAATTGGGCGCATAGTATTGCGGATTAATCGGCGGGTTGCTTTCTGGCGGGACAGGCCCGATAATAAAACTCATAGATTCCTAAAATAAAGGGGGCATTTCTGCCCCCAGGTTATCAACCAAATGTCGCATTCCAGTAGATAACGTTTCCGTTGGCGCCTACCAGAGAAGAAGAAGCGTCTGATACAGCCGCTCCCACTCCAACGATAAAGCCTTGGGATGTGTTATTTACGAAAGCTCCATTGATTGCAGGGCCGTTGATGGTATTGAAACCATTGACGACAGGAGGAGGATACAGCTGAGATCCGCTAGAAATAGCGGTTCCGCCCGTATTCACATCGCCCACTGCAATCATCTGCGGGAATGTCACCCCTACCATCTGAGCAACCGTTAGGTTGGTATTGAAGGCGGTATATCCCGTAGAATTGATGCTCACAACCACAGTCGTCGAGTTCGTTACCGAGACAACGTATCCATAGATCGGAGATCCAGGGATTTGGTTGTCTGGCAGAGAATTCAACTGAGTAGTTCCCCATTGCTGAGGAATTCTAAACGCCACTTCACTGCCCACAAGCAAGTTGTGAGGAGTTGTGGTGACGATAGTGGTCGTGGTACCGGTTGTGATCGCTTCGATGAAAGACACGCCAGGAGCGTACAGGAAAGGATAAAGCACCTTTTTCACTGTGGCGCCGGCTGGAGATGCCGACAAAGCGGTATAGTTAGAGCCTGCTCCAGGCCATACTACAGAGAAGTGATTGGCATCGCCAACAGCACTAATCACGAAAGGTATACCGGAAATTTGAGGCATACCAGTTGTAGAGGATTGGAAGAGTCCTTGAAATACCACGATGTCGCCTACGGAATAACCGTGGGCAGTCACGTTGAAGACGATCGGGTTAGCGGCCGTCGCACCAATGATTTGTTGCGAAGGACCATATTGTAATGAAAGTCCTGCTGAGAACGTGCTGATCCCATTGCTTGTGACAACGCCAGTTGTCAAAACGGGAGTTACGTTAAACAGGTCTACCGCTGCAAATCCTTGACCCATCAAAGCGTTCCAATAAGCTTTTGGAATGCCATGGTTGGCGGGAGTTGCAAAGGCTGAATAGTTATATAACCATACCTGATTCGGCTGAAACGGCAGGTTGATATATTGTGTTCCACCCGTAGAGGTGAAAACTCCGGACGCTTGTCTTTGATATTCAGTCATAAGTCCCTCCTTTAAGGTCCAGCGCTAGACGAGAGTCTAGTGCTTAGAAGGTTACGAATGCCTGTATCTTGGGTGATCGCTTGCGCTTGAGCAAACTTCACCGCCAGAGTGGCGTTTTGGGCTAACATGCCGGAATAGTAAGGATCGCGATAAATCAAGTTCATGGAATATCCATCTTGATTTATGTGCGTGATCGCTTGCTTGCCTAATACAGTGTTGTAATAGACATCGCCGCCGTTTTTGGACGTTCCACGTGAAACAGGCGCCTCAGAACTGGTTAGTATTCGGATATTGAATACGTTTCCATACTCGGAAGGCAGCGCTGACGTGTTGGTAGGATAGTCCCATTGGTTCTTGAATCCAGATCCAACAAGGCTATCAAAATCCGTTTGCAGCTCAGTCGAACTCAACATGAAATATGATGAGCGGACTGGGCCAGTCAATCTGTTACTTTTGTGACCAACCTTCCGGAATTTCCAGATAATTGGCGGGGACTTTCTCTACTTATCCCTCTCTATGTTTCCATAGAGTTCAGAGCACCGCATCTCTCTTTCTGTTATTAGACCAAATTTGCAATTAGATCCATATTCAGAAGAAGAGTCTTCTCGCTTGCTACGTTCACGGTCCGATTTTTCAATCGGTTCCGCCTTGTTGTCGCCGTCAATATCCTTATCTCTCCACAAAGAACCGCCAGAATTGCGGAATTGCCGCGCTTCTATCATCTTTCGGTCCACTTCGTTGAGATCTAAGTTATCATGCATAAATTGCCTAGTGCGCCAAGTACCATTGTGTTTGTCTAGTACCGCCATACAGAGGTCGCAGAATTTATAAAATTCGCAAGCCTCTATCACCACGGTAAATTCGCCTCTATCGCACTGACATTTATCACATGTTAAATTCATATTACGCTGCGAGTTCCAAGTCAATCAGAGAAGATTTTACTTCGGCACACATTTTACCGAATCTGTCCATACCTTCGATACCAGACATGAACTTGTACGCATTGTTCGTGTCTAATGTCGTGGCGACTAAGCTAAAATCAGATACCCCAAGGTTAGTTGGGTTATCTCCATTGCTTCCGCCTCCAGCATAAATTTGGCTAGCAGCAGAAAGAATGTAATCGCGGAGGATCAAATCCTCTGCTTGACGCATCGCAACTGCAAGCCTCTCGGAGACCCAGGCGAGAACGCCCTCTTGGTCTTGCAAGATAACTTGTTCGTTGATGATACAGCCAGTTCCAAAAAACGCCATCTGCGCGTCTATAATATCGCGCTGTGGCACCTGCGCTGGGGGATCAATCCCCGAGTTCCCCAACTGAACTGTTGGAGGAACCAACGCTTTTGGTCTCATGAAACGAGCTGTCGTCCCGGCGTTAGGTGGCATCGACATCTTGTCGCAGACCAAAATGTAGTTCATGGTAGGCGTCGGCACATACAACATCGCAGGAGCTAAGCTCTGCAAGATGAGAGGGCCGAGATTACCGGTCGTAGTAATTGACATGATTACCTCAATTGTCAATTAGTCCTTCTTGATCTTCAGTTCACGGTGACGAACCCGTTTTTTCGTTCTATTTAGAACATCCGATTTCGAGTGGGTTATGACCCCGACGAAGGCCAATTTCGTCGTAGCGATATCGCTCGCATGGGCGTAGATAGGCAGCGATCTAGATACGCGCCTAGTTCTGTTAATAGTAAAGAAATAATTTTAGATCAAGTAATTAACGAGATATGGTATAGTAGACGCCAAATGGAGATAAATTATGGACTGGACACAAGTTTTAGCTATTTTAGGATCGAATATTCTCCTTTTTTTATGGGCTCGCACAGAAGCCAATCAAGATCGCAGACAATTTCTTGATCTTCTAAAGGGGATTCAACAAGAAATAAAAGACTTTCATGGAAGACTGTGTGCTATTGAGGAGAAAAATAGGAATAAATAATGGACTGGTTTCAAGTTTTAACAATCGCGGGTTCAACAATAGGCGCCTGCTGGGTGATGCACAAAGAAAACATGAAAATGCATCAGGAAAGCGCCAAAGAAATGAAGGATTTCCACGGGAGGCTTTGCGTACTAGAGGAAAGATACCTTCAAATGATGCAGCGCTTTCTAGAGAAAAAAGAGGGACAATAGCTCAGTTGGTCAGAGCAGCGGACTCATAACCCGTTTGTCGCGGGTTCAACTCCCGCTTGTCCCATTTAACAATCCTTTTATATAGGCATCATTGGTTATGCAGACAGCCCGTTCAAATCTAAACAACAGGGTCCTTTCCCCATCATTGTTTGATTTTTTGCGTCTTTTTGACCGTTTTTCTCTCAAAGCCTAATTCTCTTCTGCAATTCTTTCATCTTCGCATAAGCATTATTTCCTTCAGCTGGAGAATAGTCTTTGCCTCCTGAAATCGCCCCATAAGCAGGAGATGCCACGCCCGATGGTTGATAGTAGGGAGACTTCCTGTTTTGATCGATCTTGTCTTGAATAGAAGATTGAGGCTCTGGCGCCTTATGAAGACCAAGGAGCTTGATATTGCGATAAACCAACTTGTTGCGCTCGAATCCATCGGGCATTTTTGCAATGGTGTCGACAAGCTCTGGATCTTTTTCATGAAGAGTCTTTGCGTGCTGAATCACATCATAGTAATCCGAGTTCTGCTTCATCCACTCCTCTTGCCTAGCTTGATCTAAACGCGCCTGAACGATCTTCTCGATCTTGGCTTCCGTATGCTGCTCGTTCTCTTGTTTAAATTTGGTGAATTTCTTATTCAATTTCTTCTTGTCCACGTAAGGATCGGCATCATCGTCATCATCCTCTTCCACTTGTGGCATCGATTTAAGCGCCTGTTGCGTCAACCTCTCTACCTCTGCAAGCCGCTTCTCCGCTGCTTCGCGTTTCGTTCTCTCTTCTTCTCTGCCGAGGCGTTCAGCTTCCATCATTTTACGAATTTGGACTAGAGAGTCTTCCTTCGTCGGTTTCGCATTGTCTTGTTGCGATGTGTTTTCTTGTGCAGGTATTGCCATTTTCTATCCTTTGTGTTGACATTGACAATTTAAATCTTTATTTGATGAATTAGCACAAAGGCATTTTGGAGGCAACCCCTACCTATGAAAATCAATAGATTAGAAACCCATGATCGTTTGCTTGAATTTAAGAAACAAGCCGATTACATTTCCCAAGGAGCGCAGGATTGCATCAAAAATCGACCAGAGGAATTCGAAAATTACCCGTTTTATATCTTTGCCCATAAACGAGAGATCAATATAGACGAGAGATTCAGCATCGCCGTGGATTGTCGGATCCCATTGGATCAGGTCCCCACCCATCGGATGATTTGGATACCCAGGCTAAAGAAACCAGAGGCGCAGATCAATTCCATCCTGCTCAAGCACTATCCCAAAGAAGACGTCATAAACGTGATTTGGATGATTCCGGAGCCTGAGCTGTGGGATGAGTATCTGACGGGTAAGATGTGCGAAAATAAGACCGTTTCTGACAGCGTACGCTTGTTTAAGACGGACAAGAAGAAGTTAGAGGCCGACGAACCAGATGATTTGTCGGATGAGAAGGTGAAAGAGATCTATCGAAAAATTGGGATAAGACAGAAACCTAAACGACCGATTTGGGAGGCGTCCCAAGCTGCTTCCTCGTCACCGGCCGATAGCCAACAGAATCACTCCTGACCCTACCAATCTTGGCTTTTAGGCCAGTCCCATAGTAATCGCCCATGCCGAACTTGGTATTTTCGGTATGCGATTCTACAGAGGATTTCTTATCCCCTCTTATCTTCGGACTGAAAGATTTCATTAGGCGAAAAGCATTTAGATTGTTGAGGGATGGGTCCAGCTTCGTAAGACGAAGCTTTTTCTTTGCCTACAGGGTTTCTATGGCCCACGCCATAGTCATTGCCAGCAGATAAGAAGCCGGAATGGGCTTGGTCTTTGGTAGGCGCGTTATAACTCCAAGGCCATCTGCCGTTCTTTTTCTGTTTAGGGGCCGTGGGATCGGCTAGGATTTTCTTCATAACTTATACCTACTTATGTACGGTTATACTAGGGTTATACTGCACTTTAGGTATAACCGCCCGCTTCCAGTTTATCGGCGGATCTTTAAGGGCTACCGCCTCTAGGTGGTATATTCCCACCTTCTACCATGCAGGTGGCGCCCGTCTTGTTAGGTTCGAGCGCACCTTGATGCTTTAACGTCCGAAGTCACGACGGAAAAAGGAGAACTTAGTTCCTGTAGCCAGTCTTAATAGCGTGGCTTTTTACCTTCCCGATGCCCATATTCTGATCTCTATGGATCTGTTCTGTAGTATCAGGATATTCAGAGCCTAAATGCCCTGCCCCTTCAGCCGACATTTCGGCTTTTGTTTTGTGGGGGCCATCCGGAAGAACGCTGTTCTTCCCAGGACCACCCATCCACGATTTATGATCATCTATGCGTCTGCCCGACATATATACCTCTTAGGGTTCCTTATTCTCTACATTATAACTTTAAAAAAATGTTTTGCAAATCCTTTTTACTAATTCGAAAGGCCCCACCTCTGCATGATGCGCCTATCCATTTCGTTAGGAGCAAATCGCATGTTCCTTCCATAGCCTCGCCGTTTATTTTTAGGAGAGCAATATTGAATGAGAAGGTTTGCTTCTCTTGCGATGTACTCTGCCGTGTATCTTTCGTCGATCATGAACATACCTCAAATAAATCCATTTGTGGGGAGACTTCTTCTTGATGACTTTGCAGGCGCGCCCTTGCGATCTCGCAATATTCGGGCTGCTTCTCTATGCCAATGGCGTTGAAGCCGAGATGCTGAGCTGCTAGGATTGTGGTGCCGGAGCCGGCAAAGGGGTCGAGAAGAATACCGTCTTTTGGGGGCATGACGAGTTTGATGAGGTATTCCATGAGGCGCAGGGGTTTGACGGTTGGATGATAATTTTTACAGATTTTCTTAAAGCGGTCCCTATCATTCCCTTCATCATCAATAGGCATTGCTCCGCCACACCCCGTTTGACATGCGACATCAGGAAGCCATTCCAACCCCGCATTCCTCTCGCTACTCGAAGCCTTGGCGCAGTAGAAAAAGCGGGAGGCACCGCCGGAATCGGTATGGCCTGTTGAACGCATATACTTTCGACTCTTCGCCCAACCGTATAGCTCTCCAGAAACCTTGGTTTCGTGATTTATCGAATCAGCTGATTTACTTATACCACTCTGCTCATCCAACATCTTTCCCGACTCCTCATCTAGAATGACATTGGCCGGCCAGCGGCCTTTTCCATCATGCGAAGCCTGTTGCAGCTCGCCTTCCCCATTTAACCCTCCAGCCAGAGTGCCAGCTTTATATTTTCTAGTACCAGCAGCTCTCTTGTCTTCAGGAATTCCAATCCTCACCCCATCAATATTAATCCCCGCCTGTCCCCATTTCTCTGCGTTTTGCGCGAAGGTGCCGTCGCAGGGTTTCATGGCGAGGATGATGGGCTCGTAGGCGGGCTTTAGGGCTGTGCCAAATCCTTCGATTCCGAAGCGATTATGCGACTTCGGAAATCCAGATCCATATACCCACATCAAACAATCCCTAACTTCCCATCCCGCATCTTCGATAGCACAAGTCAGCCTGTGATATGTCCTAGTTCCCCCAAACGCCAATAAATGAGCGCCTGGCTTGCATATTCTTAACGTTTCTTTCCAGATATCATCGTGAGGAAGCCCCGCATCCCAATGCTTTCCCATGAAACCAAGGCCATAAGGGGGATCTGTGACAATTGCGCTGATCGAGTTATCCTCCATTTTGCGCATCTCCTCCAAACAATCCCCGCAAATGATCGTCATTTACTATTCTCTTCACTGCATCCATTCATACAAATCCAAGCAAAAGCCTCTCTGCCGATAATTGGACTTTTATGCGATCCGCATACCTTGCAAATGGGCTCATCCACTACATTGCCTTCTGAATCACACAAGCGCATGTCTGCCCAACATGCGCTTCCGCCATACTCCGACTCCATATTATTGCCCTTGTGCTTGTTGCTGCCCTTGCATCCCTTGTTGCGATTGAGCCAGCAATTGGTTCACAAACTCATTGCTCATCGCAGTGCGCTTTGCATCCGCTTTTTCTGCATCTTCTTTCCTTTCTTGCTGGTAGTCGAAGCTTTCAAGCTGTCCCATCTTGAGCATAGTCTCGATCTCGCCGTATTTGGCAATGACATCAACCATTTTTTCCAGCGCTTCCATTTTGTCCTTCGTGGCGAGGGCTCTATTCCTAGTGATCTCGCTAAGGCGCTCTTCAAAGAGCCCAATATCAGCCTCAGCCCTACCGTGGCGTTCCCTAGCAGTAGCCAGGTTGGCCATCGCTTTTGACATGAGTTCTTTGAGTTTTGCTTCTTCGAACGCGTGTTGGATGTTTTGTGCCTCATTTTGCATTGCCTGTGCTTGTTGTTCTTGTTGTTGGAGGAATTGAATCGCCTCTTGCTTACCGGAGATGTTGAGTTTAGGAATGATCATCGACGGAGGGAACACCTCCCTGCCGAATCTCTCGTTGATCTCGAACATCTGCTGCGCTTGCGTATTCTGTTGGGTAGGGGTCAGCTCGCCCTCTTCCACGATCACCTGGAATTTCGAGAACACCTTCGAATAGAAGAAAGGACTAGGTTCCTCGCCGATCATCAATCCAACTTTGGGTGCCTCCCAATTGTTCAGGACGATCTTCAATAACCGATCACCCAACAGTTTTAGGGATAAATCCCACTGATCGAAGTATTTTTGCAGGACCATCAGATTGGCAGCCTGCTTAATCATCGTTGTAAGGGTCGAGGCTTGCTTATCGTTCTGAGCCGACCAATTCTCCAGGTCAACGCCCGATGTCGCAAAAATGAGGCTGCGCATTTGATCTGCAAGGGCCATATCGGATTCGGGGACACCAGACGGCATGATCTTTTCGCAGTCCGTCATCTCATAGCCTTCATTGATGATAATATCCCAGCCTTGGCCCGCCTTCTTGAGATTGTCTTCATTGGCAACGGCGCTTACTTTGCGCTTCCATCCTGCATTGATCGTCGCCTCGGAAATGTCATGATTCAAAATAATTCTACGATTCATCAACCAGTTAGCATCGCGCATAGTGCGGACCAGCCCGCGCACGCGAAGATCGTAATAGTTGTTATGTGGTTCGTAGTTCCAAAAGACGGGGATAAATGGACAATCGTCGAAGCCTAGGGGATTGTCGCCCTGATACATCAGTTGATCGTTCAGGACAACGGCGAGCTTCCAGCAGGGAACCTCGACCGTTACAGGCTCCATGTCGGGGATATTGTAAAGGATCTGCTCAAGCTGCCCATCGCCTCCCGCATAATCGAAGAACTGGTTGCGTTGGCGCGAATAGAGCCTTTTCTTTTTCTTCTTCCATTTATACCAGACATAGGAGAGAACCATCAGGTCGTTGCGACTCATATTATAATTCTCCGGAAGAAAATAAAACGACCCAAAGCGCTGCGGCGTGCCAGCCATCGGTGCAATGTTTTGCAGCTTATCGGGGAATCTGTCTTCGGCCTCTTTTTTGGATATGTACTCTTGGCACCAGACAAATTGCGCATCGCTCATGTCATAGTTTCGGAAATAGGGATCGACGAGGAAACTGTTGTATTCCCAGAGTTTTACTTTCAGCTGACCTTGCGCTTGGTCCTCCCCGCTATAGTCCAAGTAAGGCTGCAACAAAACCAGGCCGGTGATTGCTGCCTGTTCACATGCTCTAGAAAACTGTTCGTGAATTCCTTCGGCATTGCAAACATGTGTTATCAACTTGTTGTATTGGTCCGTCGTCTGAGAATCTGCGCCTTCACAGGGGATATAGTTCATTTGTTTACGATGCTGTCTCTGATAGCCCGTAATCATGTTTATGGGCTGCTGTAGTATGTTGAAATAGAAGTTCTGGTAAGAGAAAGAGGGGGTGAAATTGAAGTAGCGATTTATGAAGGTTTGCGAACCTGCATAAAATAAAGTGTCAATGTTTGACTGGTTCCACCTCGCTTGCTCTATGGGCTGGAATTTACTGTAGAGATTATCCAACCACTGGCGCACATTTCCTTGATTCGGTTCAAGTGCATTGTTCCAAGGGGGATAGTAGAAGGACATAGTACTCCAGGTATGCTAACCTCGAGTAATATATTAAATATTTTATTATATCAACTAAAGATCCTATAGAGAGGAATAGAGGGAAATGGTAGAATAGATGAGAAATTGGAGGGTTTATGGATTGGACACAAACGATATCAATACTTAGCGCATTTGCCGCTGGCTTTTTATATCTTGCAAATCGAATAGCAAAAGTTGATGAAAAAATCAGCAGCGTTGATCAAAGGCTGTCTAGGTTAGAAGGCGCTTTCGATGAAAGAGGCAAATGGGAAAGTCGAAAAATCGCGGGAGATAAATAGTCAATGAGCCTATCCCTCTTCCTCATCATTTTTACAAATTTTCTCATTTCCTTTTGGAGTCTATTTGCCATTACAGCCTGGATGAGGAAAGAACTGCATTTTTTGCGTGCGTCTTTGAAAAACGACCAAAGAGAACTGCTTTCCCAAATAGACTCCGTTAACGACAAGCTAAGGGAAATGAACAGTCGCCTATTGGAAATAGAAAGGAATAGGAAATGACAGGGAAAGCTAATAGAAAATTCTTGTCTTTAGAGGAAAGAGAAACCATCGAACGTTTTTTAAGTGAAGGCCTGAGTGTTTCCGCGATCGCACACATTATGAAAAGGCCTCCCTCAACTATTGGGTTCGAAGTCAAAAAAAATAGCAAAGACGGAGTTTATACAGCAGCGGTCGCCCATGTATTGACTCGTGCTAGAATATCCAAACGAGCGGAATCTGCATCTTTCCCACCGAGCGCAGTTAAACTTCTCGAACAAGGAATAAACAGCGGATGGTCGATCAGGAAAATAGCTGATATCTCAGGAATTGCTCAATTTTCCGTAAAAAAATATATCGACTTAAAAAAAGAAAACCAAGAAAAAGAAATGCGCAATTCACTTGAGATGCGAATAGCCGCTCTTGAACAACAAATTAAAATACTTTTCGAAATAATTAAGGAGAAACATGTCAAAGGTTCTTAGCACAACAGATTATTCGATATTCAAAAAACACGAGAGCAACAGGGAACTCAGCCCAACAAATATAAAAACCCTGAAATTTTCAATCCAAGCTGCAAATATGCTTGAATTTAGACCGATTTTAGTAGATTCAGATATGCGCATAATAGACGGACAGCACCGTTTAGAGGTGGCCAAACAGCTAAATATTCCTATTTATTATCAGATCAATATTGACGCGACACACGAAGATATCATGCTGCTAAACAACAACCAGAAAAGGTGGGTGCTTCCGGACTACATTCACTATTACATATCGAGGGGGAACCAGGAATACGGGAGGTTAGATGAATTTTGTAAAAAACATGCGGTACTTCCCTATCATGCTTTAAGCGTTTTTGGTCCAATGGGAGAAAGCAATATGGGGTTGTTTAAAAGAGGGAACTTTAAATTTCCTGATGAAAAGCGAATAGAGAAGGCGGAAGATCTCATAAAACAAGGACAGCGGGTAATACAAACGATAAATGCATACTGCCTGGACGCGAAACCGGTTGCTATGTCTACAAAATTCAGAGACGCTTTATATAAAATATTAACCATGGACGGATTAAACGTAGATACGCTATGCGCCAAAATCGTGCAAAAATTCAATCTGATTCGCAAATGCCCCGATATTCACGGGTACTACTGCATGCTTAGGGATATCTATAATTGGAATAATCGAGATCCGATTGGTTGACAGAATGAACTTGGAGAGTGAATACAGTTGAACATTTACGATATATTAGCGGTTACCATAGCCGCCGTATCTGCTTCATGTTTTTCTAAAAATATTATGCAGTATATGGCAATATTTTTAAGCGTTCTATTTTCAGTTTATAGGTTATATTCTTATTTTACATTCCCCGATGAATAATTATCCTGTTTGATCGCCTTCCCGATGAGGAACTATTATCATTTTCTGTCTATCTTCATCATAATGATAATCCGCGGGAACATGCTCTGGCAAGTTAACAGGTGGGAGAAGAGGAACGGGAGGCAGTGTAGGAGGCAAGATGATCGTAGGAGAAATAGTCGTTGGAGCGATTATAGGAGGAGCAATGGTCGTAGTAGCCACCCACTGCATTCTAGTTGAGGCCTGAATAGATGAAGACGCGTGAGTGGTAGGGGAAAAACTCAGGGAACCATAGTTGCTACCAGAAGAAATTTGAGAAGTGCTTTGAGGTAAAAGCTGCGAAAAAGACTTTGCAATTCCCCTTACCATCATGATCACGCTGAAAACAAAACAACACGTCTTAGTTGTTTTCTCTACACACTCCTGCGTTTCTTTACTCATCATGCCATCTATCGTTTCTTGAAGATGATATTGGAACCTTTGCAAACAAGGAAGCTTGTCTAATTCTTTTATTCTATCCTTTTCAGCCTGCTCAATTTTCCGCTCAGCTTCAAATTTTAGCCAATTTTGATTGGATCTATGAGCCAACATAAACAATTCTTTGATATCTTGAGGAAACGTATTCATGATGAGATAGGGCTCAAAATTCGTTTCATCAGGCTGCGCGTAATACAGATCTATCTCCGAATGCCATGACCACTCATTTTTTGCTAATCCAATAGATTGCGCGTCACCATATCGTTGAACAGACATATAACTCCCATGTTATAATAATTTTAAAGCATTATATATAAACGTTATAAATAAGATCAAGGAGAATGCGCAGCCCCTTATGTAAGGGGTGTGACATGCCCGCACCCTCCTGGGCCACTATTCTTTTTGCAATTAGGACACAAGACATCCCCACTGCCCGAAAAAGCAATGACGAATACATATCCTTCGCCTTCGTCTTTTAGTATCTTCGTTAACTGCAAGTATCCCATCACGCCGTCATCATGATTGCAGCATATTATTGAGTTAACCTCATGTTTCTTCATCTTATTTGACGGCGTGGAAACCCAGTCCTTTAGGACTGGGAGGAAATGCCGCTCCTTCTTGTATTTTTTTCTTTCCTGTGTTAAACTTTTGCACATTCTAGGGTGTGCAACGGCATTAAATGTCTCCGCCTCGGGATTTTTCCCGACCCTAATTTTTAAGCCTTTTTTGGCTGGCGCAAGAAACAGACGCTCAAATCTGAATCTTGCTCAATCTATCGGTTGAGCAACGGGCGAGAGAGCCTAGATGCTCGAGGTAAGCCGTCCGTAATGTGGGCCCATTGGGCACCATAAATCACCGCCTTTCGAGGTTGGGTGTCAAAAAGCTTTCGGCTTTAGCCGAGAGTTGTTTACAAGAAGGTGCAGCTCCTCGCAAAACATCTTTCCCATTTCCTTTAAATCTTCGCGACCAGTCATAAGACAACCCTTATCGGCTTATTCACCGGCTCATATCGTTCATTGACGTGAGAGGCATTAACCCTTATTGGAATGACAGCATCTTCGCATATGCCATATCCTTCATGAATATGTCCGCAAATGTGCAGTTTTATACGGCCACCTTTTAAGTAATTCTTCTTTGACCATAGCCGCAGGGAGGCGGAGCCAACCCAAGGCCCGTCCATGGTTTTGTCTAAATATGAAAACATCGGCGTATGGGTAACAAGAATGTCGATATCATCGGGAATGAGCGCCCATTTCTCCGCGAGCTGCTTTTCCGTATCCAACGTAAACGCCATACAATGTGGATTCATGCCTTTAAACTTCATCGTCCAGGGAGATCCCCATATTTTGAGGCCTTCGAATTCTGTACCAGAGTCGCACAAGTATTCATGTCTTTCAAATTCTTTCTTTCCTATTTTCAACATGTATTTTTTAGGTTTTTCTCTGATAAGAAGATTATCGTGATTGCCAGTTATAAATATTTTCTTTTTGTATCGTTGATTTGCAAGCCATTCATCAAAATCATCAACTTCTTCTTGTGAATCCTCACCCGTCAAATCTCCCGCTATAATGAGCAGATCGCCGCCTTCGAGCTGCGGGTAATGACCATGAAGGTCAGCAATGCAATCAATGATCATCTCGGGTCTTCCTCATACATTTCCATCCGATAGACAAAATTCCCATCTTGATCCATGGCATTGGGAGTCAGAATAACCCACCAAATCAATTCCTTTGACCCGACGCGAAAGTAAAAAGAACGCGTCATAGGATTATAGTTAACCATCCCCATTTCTGTATAAAGAATCGGAATCCCAGGCTCGAACATCACAAATACCTACCTTTTCATTTCCCTTGCAAACTCTAATCTATACAAAATACCCTCTGGAAGGTCACCATTCAACTCAACAGGCACTAGAACAGCAAAGACCCCGTCGCCCATGTAAATGACGAAGGACGGGGTTCTGCCATTCTGTTGAGAAACTTCTTCCATTCTCGGAAGATCCACTTTTGGGACATCACAATATTGGCAAGTCATTTCGCCTCCCATCTTTTTTTATAAAACTCCTTCGCCCGTTCCATATCCCCACAAAACTCTTCAAAAGAACTACCACTCCCCAAATAGGTGTTAATCAGTATAGAATAAACCGCCGAAACCCAAATATTGGGCTCAAACTCGGGGTGCGCCTCCACAACTTCCCCAAATAGTTCACAAGCCCTTTGAGCTTCTTCTTGATCCGTTTTTTTTGGGCGTCTTTTCTTCATTTTCCCCCTCATTAAGTTCAATCAAAAACTCGGCAATAACTAGCGTCAATCGATTAACGCGCCGCTGGTGAATATCGTAATCATCCGTTTTCTGCGACATCTCGTAAAGTACTTTGATTTTATCTAGATTGTGTTGATCTTCTTTGTCCATTGTACATTCCCTTTAAGCATAGATAAACGCATTTAGGTAAATAAAACAGAATACAAGCGATAAATAAAGTGAAATAAAATGGGAACAAAAATAAGATAGCGAGGCATTTCCATATTTTCATCTAAACCCCGGCGTTTGTATTTGCTCGTAGGGATCTTTCACAGCAGGCTTATATGTTTGCACCTTATGCGTCGCCATGGCATACCTAAGCGCATCTACCGCATGATCGTTCTTTTTGATGGGCTCATCCCATCCCCTTTCAGCAGCCTTATTATCCCACACATAGCCTTCGATCTCTTTGATAAGATTAGGGCATTTATCCATCACCAAAAGCGCGCCGCGCTTCATTTCAGAAGTCATGATTCGTATTCCGTCTTCGACATCGTTGTTAGCATCTATCGTATGAATTCCCCGTTTTCTTAGTTCTAGGCGGAATGAGGCGGCGCTGGGATCTATATAAACCATCCGAACCCCATAGGGCTCCAAAAACCGCTGCACGTCATCAGCGTACTCACTGTTTGTTTTTTGTCGATGCATTTTTTTAGAGTCCCAATAATACTCATCTTCTACCCACGCAATCTTGCCAGTTTGCGTCGCTCTGCCCGTTGACACCCCAACAAGAACACAGGCGAACGCATTGCTCGTCCCATAGTCAATACCAGCAACGAAATACTCCGCGCCCGTTGGGGGGCGTGGGATTACATACAAAGAACGGTCGAAAAAATCGAATATCGCGCCCTCAGCAAGACACCATAGCCCTAGATAGTTCCGCTTGAAAAAAAGGCCGCTTACGGAGTTTTTAACCCTATTCTTATAGGCCTCGTCGAGAAACGGGTTATCGTTGATCGTGAAGTGCATCGCGAAGTAGTCTTTGTTGCCTCGGTCCGCCTCATCAATCCACTGCTTCAGCTTATGAGCAGGATGCGACGGGTTCATCGAAGCGAACCCCATCGAATGAGGATTCGATAGACGGGTGTCGATCATCTCAACGATGGATTCGGGATAGAGCGTCATCTCGTCGCAATAGACGCGCGACATGGTTTTGCCCTGGATCAGGCCGATAGAGCCTTCGTCTTTAGCCCCAATCGTCCCTATTGTCTTGTCCATGAATAGGAGCTCGCGCTTATGATCGCTCCATACGCAATGCGGCTTAAAAATAGATAGCGGGTCATTATCCCCGCGCGCTTCTAGAAGAAGCGAAATAGCATTGTCATAGATCGTTTTAGAGGTTTTGCCGATCATCCAGATTTGAGAGTCGGGACAATCGAGCAAGGATTGCATGAATGCAAACAAAGTTCCGACGGTTTTGCCAGAACGCACAGCGCCATGGGCGAGATTCCATTTCGCACGCGCTTTTAGAAAGAACTCTAACTGCTTAGGGGATAGTGGATAAGACATAGACACCTCCATCCACTTGCCCTTATCTAATTATAGATAAAATTTCAATCCTTCCATTTCACTTTGCATTATGTTGACTTAATTTTACGGCCATTTTGTAAAGGAAAGCAGAAGTATTCACAAGCGCCTTCACCATCCCCATGAGGAAAACAGCCTTAAAAACCATCAATCGCCAGTATATTGCCTCTCTAGCTCCGTCCGCTTTATACCCAAGCCAAGCCGCCAACAAACAAGCCAAGACGAAACCCAAAAGAACCCAAGTCACCCAACCGCCCTCTTTTCTAGCTCCATGATCTTCTCCTTGAGCTTATCCCTATTTGCATGGTAGCCCTTCCGGACGCGATTGTCGATTTCTTTTAGCCTTTTCAATTCCCTCAACATGATTAGCGCTTCGTCCTTTTCGAATAAATCTAACTGTATCATAAAAAAATTCCCCCGCAATGGGGGAAGTGTAAATTTTAATGGAGATTTTTAGCTATTAAAATAAACATTTACTCTTTCGTTAATCCACAGGAAATAGTACATTCGTGTAAACGCCGCTAGGGGGGAGAATGACGCCAGACGAGTTTAGACTCACAGAAGAAAAATTCGATATAGAATTGAGCACCGTTTCCTACCACAACCCAGAAATGAAAGCGCATGTATATGGCCAAGGCGAATGGACGCACGAGCCCGACGAAGTGTTTTTTCTCTATAAAGATTTCCAATGCAGAATAAAGAGGAACTATTGCGGCGCTTGGTGCGGGTATGTTTGTATAGGAGACAAACACCCCTGGCGAAACATGAAATACGAAGAGATCCCCGCAGAGGTGCATGGCGGGCTGACATACGGCGAACTAAACACGTACCATGACATGTACGAAATAGGGTTTGATTGCGGCCATTCGGGGGATTTAATGCCGTCTTTTGAAAAGAGTAAAAAAGAGGTGGCCTCTCAATGGACCATCAAAAGCTCGCTAACAAACTCACAGCAAGAAGAAATCGACCGCCATATAAAAGAATATCGACTAAAGCATCCGCCTGTATATCGCAACTTCGCCTTTTGCATAGAAGAGTGTAAAAGTTTAGTTAACCAGGCAATTGAAACCATAAATAAGGGAGATAAAGCTGATGGATCATGAACAAAACGAGAGTAGGCGCCAATGTGTTTCACAGGCGGAAAGGGAAATAAAAGAGGTGATAATCAAAATTGGATTGAGCCCTCTAGAAGCGTCTGCTATCTTCGCCTGCATCATTGCGGAATTTGTCTACATGGGTCCAAGAGAAAAACAAGGGGATTTATACACTACCTTTTTAATGTCTCTGGGATTAACGCTTCATGTTAATTTAAGCGACGATGACAAATTAGATGTGAAGACGTACCGCTCACAAACTCATGAGGAATAGAGCCAAGTGCCGCCTGTGCGGCGATATCCTAGAAAGCTTCCATGAACATGATCGAGTTGAATGCAGCTGCGGTGAAATAGCCATTAGCGGCGGCACCGTTCGTTATGAGCTCGCTTATCGAAACTTGGAAAACTTCCTTCGACTAGATGATAACGACCAAGAAACGCCCGTAAAAAGCGAAATAGGGGTTTCATCACCGGAAGAAAGAAGAGATCACCTTCTCTATTCCCTCAAAACATACATCGAATACGAGGGGAACGGCGATCAAACGCGACCTATTCAAATGTACGAGTTTAGAACACTGCTTCAAATTATTTACGATATATTGAAGGTTAAATGAATATAGACAAAGAAAAAGAAGCCGACATGAAAGTAGCTTCCGATGCCGGCGTTGCGCTAATCATTTGGATAGTCGACCAAAATCTATCTGAGCTAGCTGCAATAAGCGCCCTTACATTCGCTTTTTTTACAGTGAGTGCTAGCTCAGGTATATCTCCCGAAAGGTTTAATAAAAGAATGAACGGGCTTGGTGAAAAATATAAACGTTTTCTAAAAGATTTTCCCAATGAAAATGAACCAGGATAAGTTCGCTTCCGTAGTCGAGGATGTAGGCACTCAGATTATGCATTGGCTTGCTAACTCTAAAACCCCGCATCCCGTCGCTGCAGCTGCACTCGGTCATGTTATATTAAAGGGGAGGGGCGATGGACAATGACAGAGAAAAGCAACTGATAAATATCTGCAATAAGATCGCGCAGGTGTTGTCAGAAGAAAAGTGCAGTGGTGGTGAGATTTTCATCGTTCTTATGACGCTGTATCTTGAGACACACAACAGAATGGGAAGCTCCCTTGCTCATATCAAGAAATCAATGAAAGAAGCGCTAAAGCAGTACGAAGAATGGCCTAAAGATTCTTCGAAAGAGCCAGGGAAAGAATGATGGACGACGAAAAAGATGAGAAAATAATAGAGGCATTTGAGGCCGTGAATCTTCTATTTTGGGAGAGAAAATTGACGATTGAAGAGGCCTTACGCGTAGGAGCGAGAATTCTTCTTCTTGGATCAGCAGACGGAGACGTTAGCCCAGAGAGGTTTAAAGAATATATGGATGCCCTTTGTAGGGATTATGAAGACCTTATTGCTTCGAAAGATAATCCCTAATCTGCTCTTGGATTTTGCCGCTCGTTTCTAACGCTTTTTTCTCTGCTATTTTCTGTTCTTCGTTGTCGATTGATGTTTTGAGCGCCGCCATCTCTTTATCATATGATTTTAGCGAATCGTCATACGTTGCTTGATAGCGATTATAGTGCACGACGTGCACTTCTTTCCCTAGCTTCATAGCAAGTCTATTTGCTATTTTATTGCGCGCCATGTTATAAATATATTCGAATTCGGGGTATTTTCCCTTTAACCATTGTATTGTTTGAAAGGTAATATAATTATCGCCAATGAATCCAGCGAAACAGATAGATGTATCCTTGTCCATCCATTCGATGAGATTAGCCGCTAAAGCGCAGGTTTCTTCAACAGTCCACACTTCGGGACGGCCTGCATTTTGAGCATATTTCCAGATGTCATTCCCTTTTTGGAAGCGTGTCTTAATGTCACCGCGCTCTTTCTTTTCTTCGCTCATATCACCACATAAACTTTATTTTAACAGTCACTTCGTCGAGGCCGTCGCCAAATTCTTTTGTGATTGCCTCTACCAGGGAAATGAGTTTCGGGTCGTCTTTATTGAGCATGATATCGGTATTGTATGCGAGGTGCTTGTGTTGCAGTTTTTTCTCTTCGTTTCTAGCGACGATGGATATCTCGATCATTTGGCCCTCTAAACCTAGTCTGGATCATTTTGGTGACGTTGCCGAAATGGTCCTATTTTTTCTTCTCGTGCTTTTTAAAAGCCTTTTCTTCTTTGTGGTGCATCGTTTCTTTGTGATGCTCTTTTCCTTTGTGCATCTCTTTCTTGCCTTTTTCTTCTTTATGCTTCTTCATGATTAAGAGTCCTTGTTTGTTGTTTCAACTAATTTTTTACCATACCAGAAATGAAATTATTCGCCGCGTCAATTTTTCTTCGGTAGCGTGGATTGCGCAGGAAATATCCCATTGCCTTGACCTCTTCGAAATACCATTTCCCATAACGTTTGCAGCAGAATCCTTTAAACTCCCCATTCCTGCAATATTTTGTGAGGGTATTAGGAGAAACGAATAGATAGGCTCTGGAGAAAGCTTCGGGGAATGTGTATCCCTCGGGGAGGGCATTCATAGAGCTTTCTTCGCTAGGATCGTCTAATAAATACTCGCCGATGGCTATTGCCAAATACCCTAATGCGCTGATTTTCGCGTTGGGCTCCTTAGCGACATAGAGTCTTTTTTTAATCTCTTGTAAATTCATGACTTCCCCTTCTTTGGAATTTTCGCGCCAGATCGCCGCGCTTCGGATAAGGCTATCGCGACCGCCTGTTTTTGCGGCTTGCCCGCGTTTTTTTCAGTGCGAATGTTCTCGCTCACAGCTTTCTTGCTGGTTCCTTTTTTCAATGGCATAAATCCCCTTTAATAATCGTCTAGCCAAAATTCGTCATCGTCGTCGTCTGCCGTCGCTTCTTCGACGCGCACTCCGATGTGATATTTTCGGCGGTTCAAAAAAGCAAAGCCCTCGGTCATTTTGCCCAAATTGATCTTGTCGATCTCTTTAGGCTTTAAAATGATGTCGCAATAAAACTCGCCTTCAACTTGCTCTAAAATTACTCTCATATTCTTCGAGTGAATATACCTTTATTGAAACCGCTCCTTTTTCTCCGTATATCTTCTCAGAAATATTTTTAGCAACAAATCGATCATCTTCGAACAAAATATTTTTTATGCAGTCCTCATAGAACTTGTAGAGATTGCTGGTGTCGCAGCGGGTGGGGCGAACTCGGCCAGCCAACATTGATGGGATATTTTTCTTTGGGGTAGATTTGGGGATCTTCTCGCGAAATAGCATATCGACGACGACAAAGCCCGGGATAGGCTTGTCTTTGTATAGGGATTTAACTTGCAGGATAGTCCATTGCTTTTGCTTGTTTTTGGGATTGTAAGAGAATCCGTTGCGCAAGATCACGGGTGCTGACCAGGGAACGGGATCTGTTTCAATCTCTAGAGATAGCATTTCTAGATAAATTCATGTACTCTTGTCCATCGTCGAGGATTTTATGGGCATGTTCGTAAGCCTTTTGGGGATCAGTCGTATGTTCAGCGATATAGGCAACCGCCGCAGCCAGAGCTCTTACAACAAGCGGCCCATTCTCTTTACATGCCTCTACCGCTTTTTCCATGATGTCAAAAACAATTATTTTAAACTCGTCGTCGCTTATTTTATCTTGCATTTTCTCTCTCCCATGGTGCATTGATTTCTTCATAAGACACTCTGTTGTTTAGCGCTTTGCGTATTTTAATCGCAATCGGCAGAGAGATGGGCCGCCGGCCCGACACGTAATTATACATCGCGCTATCACTGCACCCTATCATAGCGGCGAATTCTTTGATCTCGATCCGTTTAAAATTTAAATATTCCTTCAGCTCCATTTTATGACTTCTCCTGGATTTTTTTTCTTTCTTCTAGCAATTTTCTTCGCTTTTCATCAATTTTTTCTTTTGCTAAATTAATTACTTCAACTAATACTTCTGTGAGAAGTTCTGAAACAGCGAAATTGTTCCATTTCCCAATTAAATCATCATATAAATTAAGAATAATATCCATTTTTGCATGGTCTACAATTTCTTCGAAAGATTCGGGGGTGCAAGGAGACTCGGAAAATTGACTAGAAGCCCTTAAAAAATCCTCTTTTGTCTTATAATATACTCCTCGAAAGCCGAATTCCCATTCTTCATGAAGCTTATCCTTTCCCATTTTTTCCTCCTTTTTACGTTTGTACCAGAGTATAGCAGACGATTTTTTTTCTTGCAATCGCACATTTGTGTTGTAGAAAAATACGAACGTGGAATATAGTGATGGTGTTTTCGAAAGAAAACCCCCTGGCTGTAACCAGGGGATAGGACAACAACCAAAAAAGGTAACAATGAACAATTCAGACGATAGCATACTCGTATCTTTTTCTCACATTAAAAACTTATCTCTTGCTCTTGATCAAACAAGAGCTGCTCTTTATCGAGTCGCCTCCGGTTACGTAGATACTGCTAGATACTTGGATGAAGCAATAGCCCTATTGAAAGGAAGTGGGGAAGTTCTTCGCGTGTCAAAAAATTGCTCAGATGGCAATAGTAAAGACAAGTAAACATTTTAGTATTTAGGAGACTATATGATAGAAAGACTTTTGGAACCTGATGCCATTGACCCAGATTACGCCTGCCCATTTTGCAAGCAACAAGTGGAATCGTGGGGGTACAGCTGGTATTGCAGCGAATGCGATGAAGAATATTCCCATGCGATGCCTTGCGAAGGAGAAGCCGATGAGTAACGAAACTCTCTTAGCATTAAAAGAGCTAGAAGAAGAGAAAGACGCCGCTTGCGAAAGAGCGCTTTCTCAAATCAGCTATCTAGAATCAACATTAAATGAAGCGCAATTGGAAATTAAGCAGCTTAAGTCTTTCTTAATAGATTTAAGATGTTATCATTAAATTAAAGGAACAAAAACAATATGACAATCATCACTAAAATTGAAGAACAAAAACAAGAAATGGATTTATATAAAAATCTAGCTTCTGCTGCCGCTAAGTCTGGTAACTATGCGGGATTAAACGAGATGAGCCTTCTCAACATCATGCTTTCCGCTAAGGATTTTGGAGTAAGCCCGATGAAGGCGATCAACGGCTCTTTCTATGTGGTCAACGGGAAAATCAGCATGAGCACTGCGTTGATGTCCGATCGGATCAGGAAAGAGGGCCACAGCATTAAAATACCCGAATGGACAGATCAGAAATGCGTGATTATTGGCGTTAGGAAAGACAATGGGGACAGCGTGAAGTTTGAGTTCAGCATGGAAGATGCGACAAAAGCCGGCCTCACCAATTCCCCAACGTGGAAAAAGTACCCTAAGCACATGCTTTATAATCGAGCGATGTCCACGCTAGCCAGAGTTCTGTTCCCCGATGTTGTAGGCAATTGCTATTCAGAGGATGAGAGAGAGGAGATTAAGGGGCCTATTAAAAGCTCTCCCAGCGCTAAATCTGAAGAAATACAAGTTATCGAAGTCCCTGTTCAAATTGAAGACGCAGAATTAACAGAAGAGCAGCGCATCCAGCTGGCTGAGTTGACTCTAGGGGATGATGTGCTTGAGAAAAAGATCTGCAAGCATTTAGGGATAGAGAATATCTATCAAACGCCGGCTAAAGACTTCGATAGGGTCGTTAGCTACATCGAAAAATACAGAGAAAAAATAGGAGCTTAAGAATGAACAGAGAAGAATGGTTGAAATGGCGACGGATCGGGAGCAGCGATGCTCCCGCTATCATGGGTGTTAGTCCTTGGGCTACCCCTTATCAATTGTGGGAACAAAAGGTATCTGGCATGGAAAGGGAATCCAACTCCGCCATGAAAAGGGGCGTTGAGATGGAAGAGACGGCGCGCCGCAGCTTTGAGAAAAAAATGGGCGTCGAAGTCTTTGCTAAGAGGATGGAGCATCCGAGTATCGAGTTCATGACGGCTACCTTGGATGGGATCGATATCGACAATAGAGTCTTGGTTGAGATCAAATGCCCCAATCGAGAGGATCATGCGCTGGCGTTGAGAGGCAAGGTTCCAGAAAAATATATCCCGCAGCTACAACATCAGCTTGCCGTTACCGGCCTCGACGGGATGTACTACTTCAGCTTTACCGGCGAAGATGGTTGCATCGTGGAAATTCCCCGGGATGAAAGCTATCTACAACAGATGATCGAGGAGGAAGAAAAATTCTGGAGGTGTATCCAAGATCATAAAGCGCCCGCATTAACGGAACGCGACTATGTACAGATGGGCGACGACAACGAATGGCATACGCTCTCATCCCAATGGGTTCAGGTATCCAGAAATCTAAAAAGCCTTGAAAAGGAAGAAAAGGATCTAAGAGATTCGCTTATCGGACTGGCACAAAATAAAAACGCCCAAGGAGCTGGGGTAAGGTTGACGCGGTTTCCCACCCAGGGTCACGTAGACTACCTTAAAATCCCCGAGCTCCAGGGCGTAAACTTGGATATCTATAGAAAGGAGCCGTACATGAAATGGAGGATATCAGAGACCAAAAATTAAAATACAGTGACTTTTTTTATTTCGGCGGTTAGCCTAGGGTAAAAAAAATGCCCCCACTCCGTACAAAGAAAAAGGGGGCAAGAGAGAACGCCTTGTATAGAGGACGTAGTTATCTTAATCGAACCCAGGAATTCTTGGGAATAGAAAAAGAAAATTAAATCTCTTGCCGACGGAGTGGGGGCGCCTAACCCACAGGAGGCCCCGAATGCTAGTTTATAGACCCAAATTAAACTCGCTCTCATGTCCATCTATTATACGCCATGAAGACATTATAGAATTAGGATGGAAGAAAGCGGTCATACTAGGACACCTCCCCCAATGTTTTAATGGGGATGGATCTCATCCAGACGAAGAAGAGCTTTATAAATTTTTTAGAATATTCCCCAAGAAAACCTTCTATAAACTATTAAAAGAGCTAATAGCCGACGGGCATCTCAAATATCTTAAAGATGGAGGGAAAGATGAATAACAATCCCCATCTGGAAGATTCGATCATTCAAAACTGTCCCGACGAACCGGAAATCCCATGGTTCCAGGTCCCCCGCTGTTTTATTCGAAACCCCAACCTGTCTTTGGAAGCGAAGGGCCTAATGACCTATTTAATGAGCCATCACGAAAATTTTAACATCTCCATTCCTTGGGTGATAAAGACTCAAAAAATATCTAAAAATAAAATGTATAGAATCTTGAACGAATGTATCGAAGAGGGATATTTAAAAAGAGAAACCTACTTAGAGCGAGGCAAAAAGAGGTATCGATATTTGATCTCCAAAACGGGAAGATTCAAAAAATATTTGCTGTGTCCCCAAAAACAGGATACTGAAAAACAGGATACTGAAAATGGGGACGCTAAGTTAGACCAATCTCTTAAGTTAGACCAATATAAAGAAGAAGAAGGGGAGGGGGCTAAACGCCCACCTCCTTTGGCTGCCCCCCCCAACCCCAAAAAGAAGAAAGAGGTCGAAGAGAAGATCGAGGTCGCCCCGCATGTGTTCCTAACACCCTCTCAGGAGAATGCCCTTAAAACGCGTTTAAATGGCCAAAATATCGAGTTGAAGGCCTTGTACCTCAAACTATCAGACTGGAAGATTGGAAAGCAAAATTTCAGGTCTAAAAGCGATTATTTAACGATTGTCAATTGGGTGATCGATGCGGTCAGGGCAGATAAGCAAGGTTCATCTAAGCCGATTAAAGAAAATAATATAGAGTTTTGTAAAAAAATAGCAGAAAGGTTTCCAGAAAAAATCAAGTCAGGTGATATATACGTAGGCTATAAGTATGTGGATTTTAATTTTGGTCAGAGAATTGAGCAAGTGGGATTCGAAGAAAACGGATTCAAAGAGCAATGTATAAACCTTTTAAGGAAAATGAATCTTCCCGTGGATGGGCTGTGAAAAAAACTTTAGGATATCAAAGCGCCACTGAAGGTAGTTACGTTTACGCTCGGGTATTCAGCTTGAACACCGACGGTTTTGGTACTGCCCGCAATTGTGATAACGACGCTGACGGTTCCTCCGATAGGGAGTTTTATC